CAGCAGCGAAAGCGGCCACACATTCTGTCGCTTGTGTCAAGCGTTTTTGTCGTAAAAAAAGACCCCTATACCATTTCTGATATAGAGATCTTCGTTTTGTCATCTTAACTTAATGACATTGGGATTTCTCCCAACCTTTGTGTTTGTTGCTATAAAACATCAATTATTTTTTCTTCGACGGATATATTTCGTGATTAGCGTCATACCATATTATGTTAAAGACTCCACCAAGCAATATCCCGTATAATCTTTCTTGACCCGTAAGCCGTAATGAAAATAACTGATCACAGTCAAGCTTTAAACTCTCAGCTCTTTTCCTTGCTTCAGGTATCATTTCACAAATATATTCAAAATGATTATTTGTGCCGGATGATTTTCCTCCTGAAGCAGATTGTATCTCTGCCCATGTCAAACCTTCATACGAAACAAGTTTGCTGAAAATATTACTTAAAAAGTTATCACTCTTTGTAATAGTCCACCTTTCATGTTCAGTATCGCATTGTCTAAACGCCCATACCGGGTGCATTTTCAGATATCCGTCAGGATTTTCTACATTCGCAGGCATCTTTTTATTGTCAGAAAATGAGCTTTTCCCATTAATCTTTTTCTTTGAAGCCATATGGATTACTTTAAGCCTCCATAGTATTCCTGCATGCTTTCTTTTGTGATTACTGATTCAGATGGATATCCTATTGGCGTACCATTTCTTGCTTGGATCCAAGGCTGTTCCTTATGTGTAAGCTCACTCAGCCAATGAGGTTCCTTATCTCCGTAATACTCAAGGACTGCGTTCATTGTCTCCTTTTCATCATCTGTGAAAGGATAATTTTTATGATCAGTTAAAAAATCATCCCCAACAACAAACTTTCCTTTATGCTTTGCGAATAAATCCGGGCAAACCGGACCATTTGCCCAAGCTTGAAAATCCTCGTTAAAAAGCGGCTTACCATCCCATGCAAGTGCCCAGGCTTGGCAATAATAGCAAAGCTTCTGAAGCTTTAAAGTGGTTATGTCTCCGAGCTGATCTATGATATACCTTGCAACATCAAATACAGTTGTCATTAACACATTCCTCCTTTGTAATGAGGATTTTAACATGTAAATATTTATTTTTTATAACTTCTTATGTATTATTTTCTTAACAGCTCCTCAAAATCAACCTTATGAATTTGTACTGTTTATGTACTTATTCATAAATTCTGTGATCACGGATGCCTGGCTGTCTCCGTTCTTTTCACATGCAGCCATAAACTGCTCTACTACGTCTTTCTTCAGCTTGAAGCTCTTCGTCATGTACCCTGCTTTTGCCTGATACTTGGCAGATGCTATCGTCTGCGCATTTGGTTTACCTGTCGGCATGTTTATCACCTCCTGCTTCCCTGACTGCCTCAATAAGCAGATACAGTGCTGATAATACCAGCAATATCCCACTGCTGAAGCTTCCGTCAGATGCAAAGTGATACACCCACGCAAATATGATAAATAATATACTGAAGCTTTTTATCTTCATCATTTTATCCGGATGTGCTATATTGTAAATAGGTTAGGGCTTTCGCCCTAAGCCTATTTGAGAGCTTCGATCATGTTTGCAAGCCCTGTGAGTAGTGTTCCGACTGCGATTAGAACTTTCACAGCAAGCTCAAACTTTTTGAAGCTCTTTTTGTTTTTGCTCATCCGATTCACCTCCTTGTCATTTGATAATTATATTATATCATATGGTATACCATATATATCAATACTTTATGCAAGGAAGTTTCATCTTTTATCGATTTTTCTCGTATTGCGTGCCGAAGTAGAAGCCTATTACTATAGTAAATATAGTCAAAAATTCCTGCCCTGTCACATTTCCGGTCACAGAAAGATATATAAAGCATACCGTCAGTATAAGAGTCACAAGGCTCTTAACATCGATAAGCTTTGCCACCTTAGATATTATCTCGCTCATTTTTTATCCTTTCTCGTTAAACCATTCGGGCTTGCCCAACTTTTGATTTGTCAGCCATCTATTGAACAGATTTGTCATGTACCAGTCACCGCCAAGCCCACCTTTGTCTGTGGGCTGGAAGTAGTGTTCTGCTATCTTCATGATCTCAGCATTTTCCGTAGGGTAATCCGATATCAATAAGAGCATCTGTGTCCTGCACTGATTCATTTCCTGGCTCTTAAGTTGCGTTGAAATATCCGACAGCTGCTTTTTCACATCCGCCATCTTATCTGTTTTGTTGTCGTGTCTCATTATCAGGAACTGTATGAACCCAAAAAGCCCCGCTCCGAATATTCCTGACACAAAAGAAAGTATATACATCATCACTTCACCTCATCATGTCGTCCTTGCCATAGCTCTTGCTATAATCTCCGCAAGCTTCATTCTTTTCTCCTTATTTCATAAAACCGTATCAATAATTCGTAAAACTGCATCAGTTTCTGCATAACAGTATCAATTTGCAAAAAAACCGTATCAATTTGCGATTTTTATCACTTTTTCTGATGTGTTCATTGTGCCTCCTTAATATATCCAGAATGTACTTCCTCTTGTTGCCTGGAAGTTGCCAGCAACAGGAACATACTGTTGTATGTCTCCGCTCATCTGTATAGCACACATTGCAGTCTTGTCACCGTTTGAACCATACATCATAGTAAACGGAGTAAAAGCTAAAGGCTTATATTCGCTTGGTATCGAGCCAAGGCTTACCCAACCTTGCGCAAGCGGAAATGACGCTTCAAAGTTATACTGTAAAAAGCCAATGTGCAGACGTTTATTTATCCACGCCTTGCATACTGTAGCTGATATAGTAAGTGGCTCCCAACCATCTATACTGTCGAGGACTGCTTTTACATCAGCATTTATAGCAGCCTGAGTTTTTTCCTGTGTGAAGTCACGTATCCCTTCTGTATCTATAAATGTATCTGCTTCTTTAAGTTTTACTGATTTTGCCATAAACTATGGCTCTTAAGTGACTATTCTATAGGATACATAAAGCACTGATAGAACGAATTGGTTGTTGATTGATGAGAATATAATGTAGTAGTTCCAACATCCATATACATAGTTCCACCTCCGTTGTTGTTCGTCGGCTGAGAATTATATATTTTTGATTTAGGTAATCCGGTCAACAAGACTCCACCTATTATCGGAACCGTTTTAGCTTTAACATCCATAAGCTCTACATAACACATTTTGCCAATAACTTTTACAGTCGCATTTCCAGTGAAATCGTTTCCAAACGCTACTCCATTTACAATATACTCTTGTTCAAGCTCCTTATTAATCTCTTTCTGAGTTTTCTTAAGTTCAAAATCACGTATGCCTTCTGTATCTATAAATTTGCCACCTTTTAACTTTAAACTTTCTGCCATATGCCTTTCGGCGCTAAGTCAATCAACTATGAATGATCTCACGTACTTATAGCGAGTATTAGCTGCCCTTCAATCCAAGTATCAGATGTATCTCTCGATAGACTTATTACCGTGTGATCCTGATCTGGTGTCGCGAATACTTCAATTGTATCGGTGTTATTGCCGCCAAATCTGGTGGCAATAGAACCGATAGTTTTGAGTGGTATCGTGATAAAAACTTCGTTAGCTTTAACAGCCTCGATAATGTGCCCATATATACTCACTATCGCAATATTACCTATTTTTTTACAGTGAGTACTTAATGATTGATACTTTGAGGAAAGTTGTAATTTCACAATCTCTACGTTCTGTGATGCGTTTATCTCTTCCTGCGTCTTACCTTGCGTATTATCATACACATTACCAGCATCATGATAAGTATCGGCTTCCTTGTGCCTGATTGACTTAGCCATGTAAGGATACCTCCTTACTGCCTACTTGCCTCCTTTCGGAGTGATGGGAAAGAGTTAAAGCAGAGCCTTTCCTCCTTCCTGCATATATATATATATATATATTCTTAGCCATTTTCATCATGCCTTTAAAGCCTCCTCGACCTTGCTTCTCCAGTACTCAGGAACCTGCTCGATTGTCATTTTTCCCGACTTTATTCTGTTCTTGTAAAATTTAACCATTATTCGATGCCTCCTTATCTGCATTAGCTGTTGTCTCACTTGTTGCTGCATCCTTATCCGTAGTAGTTACAGCTGCTGCCCTCTCAAGCTTTGTAATTCTTTCCTCAAATTTTGCAGTTGTCTCTTCAAGTGATGTTGCTCTATCATCGAGACTTCCGGTAACCTCCATCTGCTCAGCTACAAGCCCGGCAAGCTCCTCGATAGCTCCGTCCGAGGTATCGGCGCGGTCGTTAAGCTTAGCCTCAGCGCTCTGCTGGATTTCAGACACAGTAAATACTACAGTGGCCTTGCGGGTATCGCCGTTTTCGATCCTGAGGCTCATAACCTTCTTGTTGTAATACTTCGCAACGACTTCATCCTGCTCAATGACCTCAATGACGCAATCGACCGGGAAGTAACTCTCGATCACATCAAGCTTATCCTTTGATGCAAATGCCATACTCATGCTGCCGTCTGTTGCAAAGACAGTAGCAGCATCGAAAACTTTTCCGTTTACTCTTATCATTCTGTTCTCCCTTCTGGGTTCAATAAAAAAAGACCTGTTAGGGTCTTCTGAGTTACCATGTATGCACTACTTCAAAAAGATTATCCAAACGATTGATCAGTTCTGTATAGTCAGCCGGCACAGCTTCACGGGCTTCATCCCTTGCAGTCTCAGCTGCTGCCTTGGCTGCCTGAGCATCTGTCTTTGATGCCTGCGCATCATTTGCATAGGCAGAACACTCAGTTACCTTTTCGGCCGCTGCCGTAGCACTTGATGCCGCTGCATTTGCATATCCCTGAGCCTGAGTCACCGCATTATTGGCTGTATCTATCGCAGTATTGGCATCTTGTGACGCCTGATTTGCGGTATCGCTCGCCGACTGTGCTTTTGCCAAAGTATCGGTTGCATTTCCTTCTACCAGTTCAATTCCGTCGCATGCATCATTTATCTGAGTCTGCAGCTTAGTGAGTGCGGAGACATTTGCGGATCTTACTTCCTCACCGTATACCGCACTCTTCCAGTCCTGTATCTCGGATGAGATATCCACTCTTTTGATTGCCATATTATTCCTCCTTAATCATAGTCATTCGGATCATAGCCGGCATCCTGAAGAGCTCTCCACATAGCACGAACGATCCTCGTTAAGCTCCATCCGCCCCACCATGATCCCTGAGGAAACAGCTCTTTTACATAAGTGTATCCGTTCTGCTTCACGGCAAATGGCGGGTTGTTTCCGCTGGATCCTGCCCAAAATGCGAAGTCAGGATGATTTCCCATACCGACCTTCTTTGTGCTGGTTGCCAAATAATCAGCTCCGGACGTATCGGATTGATATACCTTGAACGGACCGATCTGTACCTCATCGTCTGATGCGTAAAATTTGCCTACGTCAAGTGTTCCCGATCTGATGCTGATTCCGTTACGGTCCCATCGTCCTATTTCCCTGTCATACATGTTTTTTATTACTATGGAACCATTTCTGGCATATCCTGATCCGCCGATCTCAAGAGAGCCGCCCTTGATCCTGTCAGCTGACATCTGACCTGTAGTTATGAAGTCGGCTACAAGATTGCCGTCAATAGTCCAGGCATTACGATAAGTGCCGTTATACCCTGAATTTGAGAAGCCTATGCCGTTTCTGTTAAACCTGATCAGGTTCTTAGCCTGGCTTATGCTTGGTGAGTCCATTATCAGTATCTCATCCGGATGCTTATCCGACGGGTTTTGATGTATTACTACATATCCTCCAAGGCCTCCGGTGATAAGCTGCGTCGCATTGTTGATCTTCTCGTTCATCATGGTTGAGGTCTCATTACTCAGATCCTGTATCTGCCTGTTCACCTCTGCCATATTCTTAGCCGTTGACTCAGATATAGTTGTGACCTTACCGCCAAGCGTGATGGAGCTCTGAGACGGATCGGATATATTCACATCCATATCCTGAAGCAGATATGATCCTATTAAACCGTGAGGTGTGCTCTCGACTGTAGTCCATTTACCAAGCTCGAAGCTTTCAAAATTTGCATCGATGATGCTTAGATCTACTGCCGTAAGGCTGATAGTCGTAGGCAGTGAGACCTGCGCATCAAGCCATGCTCTTGCCTCTGTAAGCAGCGCATCCGGAGTAAGACAATAGTCAAATGTCTTTGCTCCCCATATCTGGCCGTACTGAGATACGCCTGCCGCCGAGGTGATATATTTCGAGCCGTTATTCACGCTCGTTATATCTATTGCTAGACTCTCGGTACCGTTTGCAGTCTCCTTATCCACCTTTGCTCCCAGTGGAATAAGACAGGTCACTATCGACGCAGCATCTATGGACTTTGTAAGATCTATCATGTTCTCGCCGAACTTGACCGTCTGTGTATTGGATCCACCATAATCAAGCACAAGATCAAGATATGTGACATCCCCCACATGTCTCGTTCTGATGTACCCGCCATGATCGTTTGTAAGCGCTCTGAGGCACTCCAATGAGTTTGTGTAATCGGTAAACTCAATCTGAACGTTTCCTTGAAGTATGGCAGCCACAGAGCCTACAGTGAGCCTTTTTCTTGCTTCGACCATGCTGTTATGATTATTTACTATCTGCGCAACATAGTTCGTCAATGTGCCGCTGAACTTGAAAGGATCCTGAACGGAGTCAAGTAAGAAATTAAGATCTCCCTCAATCGTTAAGGCTCCGGTTCTCAAGAAATCCTCCTCGGCTCCCACGAAGCGCCCTCTGAATATCGGTGCACCGTCCTTATAAAGCCAAAAAAAAGTTGTAAGTGCCTTGATCTGACTAAAATACGGATGCGTAGGCCGAATATTAAACTCAAGCGTTCCTGCGCATCCGACCGATGGTTTATAGTGTATATCCGCCAGGCTAAGATCAGGATCTCCTACCTGATAGATCATCACAAGCCCTGAGCCGTTATCAATATAAATCTTGTAATCTATCATAGCGATCCAACCTGCATCCTGAGAGATGCCGTTCCTTTTCCGGTAATATAAAGGATATGCTCGCCTCTTGTTACCGTTATCGTATAGACCTTATTTACCCCGGCATTGATCGTATATGTGTCCCCGTCATCAAGTCTTACCTGCATGGTAGAATCACAGGTAATAGTCGGGTGTACCGTCTTCCAGCCTCCTACGATCTTAACCGAAGTCTCACCATCCACAGTGATTCCGCCGTAATATCTTATTATTCCTGTTTCAAAAGAGAATGGATCCCACTTCCACGGCTCAGCTCCCTCATCCACAAGATACTTATACGGTTCACAATCTACTGAAAATGTTATTGTGTTGGTCTTATAATTAACCTTCCAGCTGCCTCCGATCACACGCCCCTGATGATAATAATCAGGATCATCATCAAAGATAAGCCGAACACTCTGACCGAGTACGTCATTTGCCAAGACTGAGAGCTTATCTCTGGCATCAAAGAAGTCTTCTTTGAAAACAAATGTCAATGTCACGGCCCTGTTATTAAATCTCGGGGCACCGAAATATCCCGTAAGATCCAGCACGCCATCTGCCCCGGGAACGTCAACTGTTGACTGCTTAACATCCGGGAACGGATTGTCTACTACTGTGAGATACAGTCCATAATCGGTATATGAGTGCTTGTCATTTATCTTTACGCCATATACTCCTAAGCTCATCTTGTCCTGCCTCTCATTTTCTGCCTGCTGCCAAGCGCAGCATCATAAGCCGATACTGTGGATCCAACAAGCACACCGGTATCAAGAACTATGCTGTTCTGTCCCATGTTCGGCAGATAGGAATCAAGCATGTTGAAGATCTGATGTAAGATATCTCCCGATCCGGATGTGACCGTAGATGCATATCGGCGTCCCGCAGCTGTTGCAACACTTCCGCCATAGCCTGACGCTGTAGCTGTTATGTCAGACATCGCAGAAATAAGCGGAGTCATATTATCCTTAATACCTACCGCAACACCCGCAGGGAGAAACTTTCCTATCTTATCTGCCATAAGCTTTGATGGTGAGCCTATCTTAAAGAAGCCCTTCACCCCATTAAACGCGCTGCGTGCTGCATCGACTACTGCATCCTTGATAGTATCGGCTGCATTGACTATTCCGTTCTTGATTCCGACAATTATATCCTTTCCTAATCCCGCCCAATCGAATGAGCCGAGAGTAGTCTTGATATTGCTGAATATCTGGGGTATTGCCTCAACAAGCTTCGGAATTGCCTTGATGATACCGACCACAAGCTCTGCCAGTATCTTCATACCCTGTTCAAGTATCTCAGGCAGATGTGATGCTACCGTATAGATAAATTTTACAACCGCCTCGACAGCTGCCGAAATGATTGCCGGCAGATTATTGATGATACCCGCCGCAAAATTCTTGATAAGCTCCCAGCCTTTTTCCATGATGACCGGATAATTCTGCATAATGAATCCTTGCAGTCCTGCAACAATATCACTGATTGCAGAAATGACCGCCAGAGCATTCTCAAGTATTCCGTTTGCTACATTCGTGATGATCTCGACACCCTTGCTCAGGATGTTCGGTAGATCTTCGGTTATCCCTGTTCCTATCGTCTGCATGATCTCATGCGCCTGATCAAGCAATGCCGGTATCGTCTCTGTAATAGCTGTCTGCAATGCCTGAATGACCTCCGGGCCCTTTTCCTGCACTATGGATACCAGTGACTGAACGCCGGTAATCAACAGCGGAGGAATTGCCTTAAGTATATTTAATAACATTGGCAAAAGGTTATTCTGCACGAATGTGACCGTATTGCCGACCAAAACCTTAAGATCATTTGTTACATCATTTCCGAGCGCAAGATCTGCGAGAAGATTTGTCGCAGCTGCCTTCATTGCTCCGAATGAACCTGTAAATGTCGTTGATGCTTCCTCAGCTGCTACACCTGTAAGTCCCAATTCTTCCTGGACTACATGTATCGCATAGTACACATCACCGAGATTATTTATATCGTATTTGACTCCTGACAACGCTTCAGCATCCTTCAGGAGCCTCACCATCTCACTTTTTGTACCTAATTGATACCCCCGTTTTCACGGTATTTAAAAAGGAGCCTTTTGGCTCCTTTAGGGTTTAGACTATATCTTTATCAAAATCTTTTTTAAAATACCATTCATAACCTTTGTGGGTTTTTAGCTTTCCGTGGCAGCATTTTGAAATTGACGTAACATCAAAGCCTTCATTTTTCGCTAGGATTTTTGCTTTGTATAGTTTTATATCTCCTGTCTTTGGGTCTCGCCTTATAACAGGTTTAGCCGACCGACTATTTTCGCCATATTTCCCATAATTTGGATTCTTTTCGCCACGAGGCATATTGTCTCTAAGACCGATGCTTTTAGCATGGCTTTGGTTTTCTTTACCAGTTACCCATTCAAGGTTTTCAACGGTATTATTTAGCTTGTTGCCATCAATATGGTTTACTTGTGGTTTGTTATCAGGGTTTTCAATAAACTGAATTGCGACAAGTCTATGCACACCAAACCATTTTCTTTTATTGTGTTTTCTAAGACCGACTTGCAAATATCCATTTTGCTTTAAGTTCTGTCTTATGATAGTTCCTTGTCTGTCATGCACACCGTCAAATCTATCTATGCTTTTAACATTGCCTTGATTTGAGATTTGATAATATCCTTCATAACCGTTAATATCTTTCCAAAGTTCCATATTGTACCACCTCATTTCATATATAAGTATACCATATTTATGTATGGTGGTTTGCAACATAAGATCCTAATAGCAGGCACTTCGAACGCCGTATTAATAGACGCCCTACGAGCAATGCTCTAGTCGTTACGCCTTCCAATTTCTTGGCTTGGCACGGGATTGTCATAGGTTTTCACCCTTAGAGTTTCCCCGTTAGCACATACAAAACTCATTTGTACACACACCCGTTAATAAAACGGTTAACCTGCTTTTAATACGGCAGTACAGTTTACCGTAACCGAGCTTGAGATTATCCAACATCGTATAATTTTGCTTCGCAAATCCCTGATATGCGGTCTGTATTGAGCCGATATCCGTACCCATCTTTGCGGAGTTATCCGCCATATCAAGGATAGCTGTATTTGCTGCTTCCGCAGCTGCTGCCTCATCTCCTAATGACGCCTTAAGCGCAGCACCGAAGGATACTGCCTGCTCTGCATAGTTGTTCGCCGATATTCCGGCTGCCGCAGCCTGATAGGCATAATCTTTCGCAGCCTTTGATGCATCTCCGTAGAGAGTATCAAGACCTCCGAACGACTGCTGAAGTGCTCCGCCGGCATCAAGCGACTCTTTTATTACTGCACCGATACCTGCCGCAGCAATAACGCCCTTTATGGCTCCCACTATATCTATTCCGGCAGACTTTCCTGCACTTACAGCCTCTCCGCCGAGCGCCTTCGAGATGGATCCTGTTATCCCCCTTGCGGAGGGTTCGATCTGGACATAGGCCTTCGCCAGTTCAATTGCCATTTATAAAGCCTCCTTTTCGCAAGATCTCACGCTTATATGTTTCAAATTCCTCAGGCGTCTCAAATGTCTCTATCTCATCCGGTTCTGTTTTGTCCGGATAAAGCAGAGACTCAAGTATTGATTTAGGCCTGTTTCTGTTTTTATGACCGTCCTCCGAGTTGAACCATACCAGCGTGTTCACACTGTCAGTTATTGACGCCATCATCATTATGTTGATCGGCACCGTCAGACCTGACAGCTTTCTTTTTATCCTTGAGTCATCCTCTAACCCACATGAAAAAGTCGCCACCAGATGAGCAGGCAGCGACTTATAGTCATATATTTGATATGTCTCCGCAAGGTCGCAGATCAATGCGTCCTCGTCAACGTGGATCATGTGAGCGAGGATCAGGAGTTTTTTACATCACCTCGTAAAGCCTTGATGATCTCAGCTATCTCAGCCATCAAAGCCTTGAGCGGAACAAGACCATCATCGGTTTTGATATGATCACAAAGTCTTTTTTCACCGTCAGCGCCGACAAGCAGCTCAACAAGTGTCGTAGTTCCGACAAGCACCTTTGTATCATCACCCGATTCAATATCCGACAAGGCTTTTACGAACCTCCAGTCAGTTCTGATGTCCTCATTTACCTCAAAGTTAAATCCGGTTGATGTTGTTCCTCTTATCATGATCGCCCCTTTGAAATATACTCGTAATGTGTATAGCCTGACTCGTCCGGAAGGCAGGTAAGAGTTGTCTCATAGCCAGTTACATCAGCATCCTTGTAGCTGATATCACCTACATCTGACACCTTGGCATCAGGAATAACGACTCTCTTAACGCGTCCGCCTCTCAAGAGCATGTCTATAACATAGCAAGCCTCCTCATCACAGTTCGATCCCGCCTTGATCGTAAGACCTGTAGATGCGGTTCCTGTAACGTTGGAGCTGCCGTATACCATCTTTATTACATCCTCATTCATCGACTCTATGAGTGTAAATTTGAATGTATCGTCTCTGCCGGTCAATACGTTCATGACCGTATCTCCGCCCCATGCCTTAATATTCTCATTGTCTCTTGACTCTGTATTCGTTACGCCATCCTCGGAAATGTATCCGAGTGCCTTAAAAGCTTCATCAAGAGCTGTTGTTGAATCGGTCGGCAATGTAGATCCGAGCGGAGCACGATACATTGCTCCGCCGATCTTAGGCTTTCCTGTAGTAACATTTGCACTTGTATTCGCCATCTTTTCTCCTTAATCATAAAAAACAACGTCATAGACTGCCTGATATCGGTATGTCTTTGACGTTGGATTAGTGTAGTTATAATCAGAATTCAATTCTGAATGTGTGATCTCATCGAGCTCTATAGCTTTATCCATTGCAGCCTTTACAAGCTCATTCAACGATGCTGCCCCGTACAAGGTAGGCGCAATCGACTGAATAGCAAGAGTCGCTGAATAAATATGGTTCCTCACAGACGATCCGGTCTTTTCCAGCAGAACATATTCCTTTTCAGGATGCTCCGGACGTTCCAGATACACGGGAACCGACAGCTCGGATGATAAATGATCTAATATAATCTTTTCTATCATCAAATACCTCTCAATGACTTCAAGACCTCGTTCGTTTCCATGTGCTTATAAAATGTTCTTGCGCTGGTTGCAAGTATCATCACCTTTGCTCTTCTTGATCCTATTCGGGTCTCTTTTTCATAGCCCTTGCCAAGACGTCCGAGAGCATTGTCGGCATGCTCATTCAAAATAGACTGCATCTCTTCAGACTTAAGCAGCTCACGGATGCCCGCCTCATTAAGCTCTATCTTGATATCAGCCATAGCGTTCCACACTCCATTTTGTATTCCAGCTCAATGGTATCATTTCTTCTATGCCTGTCTGAGGATATCCGAAAACATGCCACTTCTCACCGAAAAACTCGACCACAGCATCCTCAAAATCATGAGTGTCGCCCTTAGGAATCGCTATCTGATAGACAGCCTTTTCCCGTAAAGAGACTCAAGCGAGACCAGATCGTCCGCCGATACAGGCGTAACGAGGACGTTTTCTATCTCTACCGGAGTCTCCGTATAGACCGAATGGTTAAACTCATCAACTCCGCTCTTGATCTTTTCGTAGAGTGTTATAGTGATGCCCTTAATCATTCCACCACCATGCCTTCCAGTGGACTGTATACGCCTATCTTGTTCGATACGCCAAGCAGCTTCTTGTCCATCTTGCTCAAATACAACTCACCCGATGACCCGTTGCCGTAAGTCCATGTTTGAGAGTATCCAAGCGCAGCCACCGAACCCTGAGTTGCACCTACAGGTATGTTGCTCCCGTCATTGCTTCCTACAGCTCGTATGATCATATTGCAGGACACAAGCTTCTTTGCTTCATCTGAGGCTTTGCTGTTATAGGCATCGATAATAACCGCTGCATCATCCAACAAAGCATTTACATAGTCCGGTTCTAATGAATCCATCCCGGTACGCTTTAGAATATCCTCACAACTTGCATATGCCATCAGATCACCTACTTTTTTGCTGTTGCTGTTTTCCTTGCGATTGTTTTAGCTTTCGCTGTCGGAGCTGCCTTCGGTTTTACTTCCGGCTCGGCTTTTACCTCAGCCTCTTCGACTACTTCCGGCTCGTCAACCGGGCGGAACATCGCAGAGTCCAACGTAATGTCGGACTCTACTACGATTCCTGTTTGTTTGTACAGATACCTCATATCTTAGCCTGCGGCCTTTGTGATCTTCGCAAATGCCTTCTGGTCCATGATTCCGATACCATATACGATCTCTGCACGGATTGCGATCTGGTTCTGTCTCTGAAGATCTCCAAGACCGTCCGGATCACCGTACTCGATAAGATGTGCGCTGATAGATCTCTGAACGCCCCATCTGAATGCGTCAAACTGGCCTACTATACCAAGCAGGTTTGTTGCTGTAGTGACCTCGTTCTTCGCAGAAACTGTATCGGATACAGCTGCCTGCATTCCGGAGAAGTTGACGATACTCTGTCCGAATCCGATCTCAGGATAGATCTTTCTGCCGTTTGCATCTCTCATTGTCGAGAGTCCAAACGAAAGAGTCGGATCCATTGCTATTCCGATTGGAGTATATCCGGAAGAAATGATAACGCCTGCTGCCGCCTCGATAGCCTCATCATACTTTGCACCTGTAAGCTCTACCTTCTGAGTAGTATCGATTATGCCCTCCTTTACAAGGCTCGATACTTCTCCGGTAAGCGGGTTGATCTTGTGAATACCTACGAGATCAAGAGATCTTCCAAGTGCAATTCCTGCATTTGTAGCAAGATCCTTCAGTACTCCGATCTGTACATCCTCATCAGCCCACTTGACCTCCTGCGAGAATCTCATGGTGACCTGAAGCTTATACGGATTGACAGTCTTAGCTGCATATGTAGTAGGAGTAGGGGACTTCTGTCCTGCCTCACCTACAAGCTCAGCCTTAGGCGGTGCTGTAAGTACCCATACCTGCTGCTTACCAAACTTCTGCGGTCTTGCTCCGGACAGCTGTGCCAGAGTAGAACCCTTCTGTGCTTTCTCAAATATTCCTGTAGAGATCTCTGCCGGGATCTCAAAATCTGTAGTGATCAATGCTGCCATATTTTAGTCTCCTTTACCAAAAATCTGATGCGCAAATTCTCTCATCGCATCATCTGACTCATGATGTTCTGTTACTTTTTCTTTATTTCCTCTTGTTCCCGGATAATTCTTAGGCTTTGCAAACTTAAGGATTGCCTCTGCCTGCTTCTTGCAGGTATCTTCATCCTCACCTGTGAGAAGCTCCACCGGAACATTAGTGTCCTTTGATACTTTTTCTCTTACCTGTCTAACAGTGCCTTCTTTTTCAAGTTTGTTGAGCTTTGCCTGAAGCGCATCGGACTTCTCTTTTTCTTTCTGAAGCTCCGTTTTGCTCTGAGCCTGATACTCATCGTACTTGCCTGCCTTTTCCTTCAGGTCATCATAATCTGCATATTTCTGTCTTTCTCTCGCAAGGCGTCCCTCTATGATCGAATCCATCTCTGCCTGAGTAAAAGTTTTATCTTCTGCCATCTTTGTTTCCCTCCTAAACGAGTAATGTAAATTTATAACCACATTTAAGGCATGCGTTGCCATAAAAATAACACGCATCTCTGCGTGCTATAGTCATCAATCTTTTTCGTTGTTATTTATATTATTCCAGTATCTTCTTTTTCGTTGTATCATGATCCAACAAACTATTAATACTATTGCAGCCAATAGTATCGATCCCCAAAATGGGCAAAGCACCCATAGCCAACTCCACGTTATTACCCCACACAATTTCAAAACAATGAATACAATTCCAAGTATTCCTAATATAGAAATTGAGTTGTTCTTATGTTCTTCCATGCTATCCTCCTTGAATATGAGCATAAAAATAACACGCTTTCCTGCGTGCTAAAATCATCCTTATTTCTTGTAAAATCCTACAGCGACCGCTTGCCTTTTCCTTGCATTTCATAAAGACTCTATTATAATAAAAAACTAAGATATCTTATGAACGCTTGGTTTGTGGCCCCCGCTGGATCATGAACTGGGCGTTCTTTATTTTTATTCTAAATCATCAATATTCCTCAATAAGCGTCCCCGTTCTTGAATCTTTTAGTGCGTTGTGGTATAAAAATAATAGAGGTGCGCCTCCGCTATATGGTGGGGGTTCGACGCCTCTATTTTTTTCTAATAAATCGCTGAACTGTAAGCAACTTGTTGTTAGCCAAAACTATAATATCCACATTCTGTGTTGCGCTGGCATTCAATCGCTTTTCAAGGACTTCTTTCAGAATATCTACAGAAATTTCATTCTTCTCATAATTCAAAATTATTCCTCCAGGGTTCTTCTGAATCTGTTTTAGACCGTGTCGAACAGCACTATTTGCAGATTTTTCAGTTGATGCCAATTTTAAATCCCACATCTTCCCGTTCCAAAGGTAATCAGGTGTCATAATTTTATAGTTATTCGCTTCATTTAACAGTATTATGTCTCCGCCAAGATTTTCGTGCAGCCATTGTGCCGTCTTAATTTCATCTGCATGACGAACCAAGTCGTAATTTTTATCCTGTTTGATAAATCCAACGTTTGGTGTAGCCAATTTCAGGTATTCTGATTTCACGTCAACCAGCTCCGAATCAGGATATTTATTTAGTGTTTTTCTCTCCGCATACAGCTCTCTTTTTCTCGCATTAATAGCAGCTTTATTCTCCTTATACCGCATCCTTCGCATGGCGTTAATATCCCCGCCTGCGGCGTTGTACTGAGCAAGGTACTTGTCCGGATCATATCCTCTGACACCGCTCTTTCCGTCAAACCTTACCGCATACTGACAGTCACAGTTTGCATGTATATGCTCAGCATGGCCGTTCTTAAGCGCCTGCTTAGACATATACTGCCATCCTCTTGATGCTAATGTTATGCAGAATGAGCATGTGTCCCCATGCGGCACCCAGGCAAACTGTGCACCGTCTCGCATGGCGTTTTTCAGTGTTGTATCGGCTCCGACCTGCTTTACCAGCCTTGCAACAGTTGACGGAACACTTATCTGAGAACGCTTCATGGTACCGTGCACAGCCTTGGCTACCTCTCCGTATTCCGGAAGGTCCGCAATCTCTGCTGTCGGAACAGTTACACCCTGTGCTGCCGCCGTAGCCTCGTACATGCTGCAGGATAATGATCCGATTGCCTGACCGTAACGCTGAGAAAGAGCAAATGCATAGTCCAGGAGAGCCTTATCATCATCGAATCCGTGCTTTTGAACATATGCCTGCATCAGATCGGCCGCTTTCTGACTAATCTTCGCCATTTTCGTTATGTACTGTACCCACGCCTTCGTCGATATCTGCATCCCCGAATTCCTCCGTCAGAATTGATTCTCCCTTAGCTCTCTGTTCCTGAGCGCGGATTCTTCGTATATCAGCCTGGTCAAATCCGATCATCTCAAGGAATATGTCTGTATCTGAAAATCCCTGCCTTGCTGTCGCAATCTTGAGTGCTGCATCTGTTGTAGATGCTATACTCGGCATTGCCGGATTCTTAAAATGTGCAATTATCTCTTTCGTTTCTTCCGGAAGCTCCTCCGGAGTTGCACCAAGCTCGATTGCAAGCGCCATCTTTCCAAGCCTGTACAATGAATCTCCGTTTGACCTATTCAATTGCTCCGCCATAAGGATAAGCGTTTGAGACTGAGCTATTATTGCTTCACTTGATGTCGGATTCGCATCATTTACGACACCTACATCTGTCACGGCCAGACCTGTAGCCGCAGAATACTGTGTAGCGAGCATCCTCAGCATCTGTACATGCGGCTCTATGTTTCCCTGAGCAAGCTGACCGAAATTCGGCTTTTCTCCGGTCTCCGGATTATTCGTGCTGTACAGGATGCTTCCGACATACTGCTTGAATTTATTATCAACCAGCACATCATACTGTTCGTCTGACACGCCTAAGAGATATTTCTGCGGTGAGGTGGCGAATTCCAAACCGATAGTCGCGTTTGCTACAGTTCTCACATACCCCTGAATAAGACGGCGTATCGGCTCTTTTAATCTTGACTGTCCGAGCGGCTTATCATTGGTCGCATCCCAAATAAATGCCACCATGAGCGGTTCTCCGAAGTCATGCGGGGTTCGTGTTGCATACCATGTACCGCCTTTACGATCCAGCTCCCAGATATCTGTATCCGTATAGAAATTCACATGCTCAGGAGACCAGGTAACATCGGACTCATCTCTTCGATTATCCTCGAAAGCAAAGCCGTATTTGATTCTGCCCTCGCTTGCGTTCCACGCAGCTGCCGCACAGTTAGGAGAGTAGAAACGTACTCTTGCATCATCTTCCTCTCCTGAAACCGCTGCGAATGCGCAACCATACTTTAGCTCTTCCTTCACTGCCTTGTTATACTCGGCAACGAGGTGATTTCTCTTCATGATACGGTCCATATCTTCCGACTTCATGCCGTTTTCTGTGACAAAGCCGTCAAACATAGATCTGCCCGCAAGCACATCAACCGTCTTGGCTCCCCATGCGCAGCCGATCTCAAGCTTGCCTAGTCCGGCCGGCAATGCAATTCCAAGATTAACCTCATTGAGCGTGATCTTTCCGTTATAATATCTCTTCTTTTTTCTGTTTGCTGTACGATGATAGTCGTATATATACTTGAGCTCATTAAGCCATTGCTGTTCCTCATGCGGAAGTCCTACCACCATGCCGAAATTAATTTCCATCATCCTATCCTCATTTTCTTTGACGGATCTCTCTTTGTATTAGTTGCTCCCCATAATGCCAGGCTGCACGCTTCGATAGGTGCGGAATATTCACCGCCGAAGCCAAAGCCTCCTGATATAGGTCGTTTGATCGCTGTGGTGGCGCTACGTGAAAGTTCTTCCTGCAGCTCGTACCAGTCCAGCGTTTTTTCGTTGATGTTGTTTATAAGCAAGCTGGCTGCCGCTATGACATCGCTTGCTTTCGGTTTCACAACTGAGTTTTTATATTTCCAATACGGCACGATCTTGTCTATAAGAAGGTCAACACCGTTTTTGCCATCGATCACAACGCATGCAGCCTTATCGGATCGTGCATTGAGCCAGTCTGCAAGCCAGGCTATACCCTGACTCGTTGACATCTCCTGAATCAGCGATATCCTTATCTTTCCATTCTTAGGAATGACAGCACCGGCAAGGCAGACGCTTGACCCGTCAGCTGTGAACTTTACGCCATAGGCTGTTTTACCTTCCGGCTTTGGTAAAGCTGAAGCGCAAGCCTCCCATGCTTTTTTGTCTATTGCATAATCTGTCCTTTCTTTAATGATCGGATACCACCAGCCAAGGCGCTCCCTTGCAAATGTATCTGCCTCCATCTGTTCGCACTCCGCAGCTAAAGTACTTTCTGTTATTCGCCTGCCGAGAGCGGGATTACATGCAGCCCATCGCTGCCGATCTGTTACATCTCCGATTTCCTCAACCGAGTACTCTGTCCATGCCGTAGAATCACTCTCTCCTTTTTTTGCTCTCTCTCGTATCTTCCTGAACACTATTCCGGGACAGTTCTCATCCGGAGGTGTGCCGAGATAGATTGTCTGAGGGTTCCTTGATGCAGATATAGCCGGAAGGAATGAAGCCTGTTGTTCACTTGTTAATTCCTGAGCCTCATCGAATACCAAACAGTCTCCGTGCAATCCACGACCGCCGTTTCTTGTTCTTGCTACAAATATGACTCTGCCGCCATTCTTAAGAATAATCATCTCTCTTCCGAGTGCGTTCCTGATATCCTTGACATACTTCTTTAAGCCCCTGCTTTCAAATAGACCTTTAAGCTCCATGAACGTTTCTGTAGCCGTTTTCTGTAATTGTGCTGTGTATATCACCCATTCGGCGTACATGATCATTCCTGAAGCGATTCTTCCTGCTGTATCCAGCGTTTTTCCATTCTGTCTCGGAACAGCAAGTCCACATGTAGGAGCTGACCATATCCCCTCATCTGTGCGCCCCATCCAGTCATTCAATACTTCGCTCTGCCACGGATCTACGATCAACTTTCCGACCGCGAGTATCTTGGCAGCATCCGCACCATCTGTGTAAGCATAATCCGGTGCGATTCTAACGGACGGCGTCTGGCTTCCCATCAGCTTTGCGCGCTGACAAGATTTCACCGATTTCGTCATCGTCTGCCACCCCTCTTATTTCCTCAATCTCTTTTATGGTTTCTCGGTACTGTCTTGATAATGCTGCAAGATCTCTCATGCTATCGCATCCATCTATTGACTTTGCCAATGTATCCCGCAGCTTACACAGCTGATCCAGTCTATTTCCTTTTCTGCTTATTGTGTACAGCAGCATCAGTGCGAGCTCCTTTCTGTGAATTGCAATGCTTACATAAAAGCTGAACATTTTCAAGAGTGTCCGAACCACCATGCTTTAAAGGAATAATATGATCTACGGTTGGGTATTTACGTCCATAGCACAATCGTCCACTCTTGCCGATCCAACTGTCATTTGGATCAACATCACACCCACATATAGCGCATCTGTATTCATAAATCGAAGCTATTTCACCCCATCGAATCGGTCGCGTGTGTGTAGATGGCTTGGCCTTAAATGCTATATACCTATTTCGATTATGTTTGCGCTGAGACAAAATCCTCACACCTGCAACCATAATGTACATACATAGATCGTGTGCCATGCTTAGCCTTCTTTATCTCCATACGCTACTCCTGTGGATTTTAGCCCTCGTGTAAATCGGCGCTGGACGTGCGGGGTCGCCAAGCAGGCGAGGGAGGGGTCCCTCCCCTCACCATTCTCCGTCCGAAATGTTCGGCAAACGCTTTATTCCCTCTGTCTGTGCCATATTGCTCAAATCAAAGCCTACTTTGTTGCTTTTCATAGAGTTACAGATCCAATGAGCCGCTTGCAGGTTGTCCCAATCCTGAGCTGCCTTGGCTGCGGATGCATATCCGTACTGTTTCCAAAGGCTCACCGGCTTAATCTCATCAATAACAAAGCTTAATGGATGCTTAGCATCACTTGGTTCATCATAATGTATTTCACCGAGCCTACCCTTGCAGATGCCGCAAGGGCATCCCATAGCCTTAAAGCGTGCCCGGTATTTCCTGCGGAGGGTGCCATTTTGATACCGTGGGTTATTCATAACCATCAATCCTCCAAACAAAATGTCCCTGAACGCGGGAGGAGAAACGCTATTCAGGGACGGTCAAAAATGCCATACAAAAAGGGACACCTTTTAAGATGTCCCAACGAAGTAGAATGAGAAACTTATGAATGAACATAAGTACCTGATAGCATAATATCATGTTGTATTGTCCCGTGAGTGCGGTCGTTTTACTTTTTTTAATAATTCAATGGCAGAATGTACACTTATTTTAAAAAATCCGACACTTTTTTGTGCCGGATTGATCAATTATATTTTCTGTGATATCAGCCAATAGAACTTGCGCCTTCGATCATAGTACATGTCTTTCTCACAAGGCAGACCCATGACGGTTTTAAGATAGTGAAATGTGGCATCTTCGGACGTAACGCCCTTAAGCACCCACTCAGCAATATCTTCGCCCGCCTCAAGCGCGGTCCGTTCTACCAGTGCTATTTTCTCTGACAGCTCCGCCATCCGCATGGCTTTAAGCTCAGTCGGATTGCTTACATTGCTTCCATGTGGCATATCATAATAGCTAATCCCGCTAATTCCGCCGCCGACAAGCATTCCGTATTCGTCACGCCATTCGTTATATTGCAGGCAGTAGTGCCGAGCCGTTAAGAATTTTTGTTTTGATATATAATATTTTGAGCTTTTCGCCGGTGTTCTGATATTTGGCACTTTGCTGCCTCCCTATTACTTATTTTCTGCTTTGAGCAACTCTCCCGCCAGAGCTGCATAGCCTGCCATATCAATAAAGCAGTCCGCCGTACCTGTACCATTCTTGACTCTTGCAATCTTAAGCAAAAGCATCATGCAGCATACATCAACCGAAGTGATTAATGTGCCGGTGTACTCCGTCCAAAGCTTAGCAATGGTTCCAAAGTTTTCCTCCGGACTACCGTAATCCTGCTGCCTCTGACCATTTATAATATCCTTCGCCTTATCAAGTATCTCTGATCGTGTCATGCCATTTACCATGCTTGCCTGAAGTGCTTCTCCGATAGAATCCTTAAAATTAATTGTTTTTATTCCCATGTTTTTCAGCCTCTCTGTAATAGTCCCGGCAATTCCTCTTGCACATTTTGCAAGGCTCTTCCCAACTTCCCCGATCATCAAAAGCGCAGCCTTCGCAGTCACCACTTCTCCCTGCTTCAAGAGCCTTGAGTACAGTCTTCAAGACATCGAGTAAGTTTCTTATTTCAGCTACTGCCTCTTTATTCGACATTAAGTTCCTCCAACTCTTCCTGACTGATTACTTCCGTCCAATCTATTGGCGTTCCGCATCGTGGGCAAAAACTCACTGGTAAGTAGACCACTTTATCATCAACTGTCAACTTCTTGTTAGGTTCGACCTGTTTATCGCATTCCGGGCAATCTGCTACAAAACGTGGCAGCCATGTTGATTCAATCGGTTCCTTCGGCTCTTTGGCTATGCCCGACTCAAGCACCCATGCCAGTGTTGTTTTTAAATCTTTCTCCGTCATCCCCTCATTCCTCCATCACGAATTTAACGCCGTAGTCCTCATACACCTTCTCGCAGTACTTACAGATATCTGCATTCTCATCCGACATTATGCTGTTGATCTCGTCCACGAGATAATCACCGAAGCGGGCTGTTGCAAGGCGCTTGTCAAAGTAATCATCCTTCGGCACCGGCTTCCAGTGAAACTTCTCGATCAAGACCTTTGATGAGGTGGCAAGAAGCAGGAACAAGACGTTGAAGAATCCGTCTCCGCCATCATTGATGCCGTTGAAGAGCTCCTCGCGCTTCTTCCACTCCTCGGTGATATAATCGTCTACTGCTTTCTTTTTCTCTTCAAGCTCGGTGTTGAGTCTGCCGGAGATCTCATCAAGGCATCTATCTTTGTACTGTCTGCGGACGAACTTGTCATGCTCCTCAAGTTGCTCCGCCGTAAATGTATACGTTACCTTCTTCTTGGCTTCCTCCCGCTGCATGCGTCTGCGCTCCGCACGGGTAAGACAGGACTTGTCTACAAATACCGGATTGCTTTGACCTATGAACGGCAGCACCGTGTCTGTATTGTTCATCCTTTCACCTCCGCCTTCGGTTCTCCCCTTGAACAGAGATCTTCCTCAAACATCTTCTCGTTCCTGCCCTTATAGCTGCATGTTCCGAGGCCGTACACGTCTGATGCCTTATAGAACAGGCAATCGCCGCACTTCATGCAGTCCTTCGCTCTGATCTCTGCTGCCAATGCACCTCTTGCGATTATCAGCGCATCCCTGCAGCCTTCCTCGGTGCAATACGGTGTACGCTCTATCAGCCTGTCCATGACCTCCAAAGCTTTCTTACTGTTCATCTTGCCCTCCCAAACCAATGATCTTGTATCTTGATATAGTCCTTTGCATATCGGCTCTTGCCTCGGCTGAAGAATAAATACTCAGTGTCCGGCAGTACCGTGCGGCCGTCTTTCATCACTGCGTCAATAGCTTTGACAGCAAGTTCAGGCTCTACCCATGAGTCATTGCGCATCCGCCATGTGCTGAACTGTCCCTTTTGGCTTAATACTCCCTCTACGCTGTCCGGAAACTCCTCAAACAGCACGCGGTTGAATATCACCTCTACGACAGCCTTGCGTCCTTCAAGCTCTTGGGTCTGACTCTCTGCTGCCACTATCTTTTTCAAGAGCTCATACTCCTCGTCGCTTACGCAGATCTCCGAGTATTCTGTTGCTGCCCTTGCATCAAGACTTCCAACCGCCAGCACTGCGATCACGGCAATGATGAGACTGATTATCTTCAGGAAAATGTTTCCGTGCTTCGGATGCTGCCTCTCGTACTCGGCTTTATAAAGATTTATCAAAGCATTGCCCTCCTTACCCCAGTTTCTTGCCGGGAAGATTTGTCTTACCTCCGCGTTTGCCTTCTATAAGGTTCGACTCGATAATATTCACATCTCTCTCTTCTTCCCTCTCACGGTTCCTGATATAGGTCTTAAGGTATCTGGTATCACGATAAGCCGTATACATGCCATAGCTAAGCCCGAGCTTACGTGCTTCCGCCTCCTCTGCTGCCATTGTGTTGACGTAATCCCTCTCAGGTCTTGTATATTTTGCTCCCGCCTTCATTCCTGCCTCCTCACGGTAAGCTCAAGCCCGAGTACCTCAAGCATTGCTATAAGCCCGTCCATATCAACACGCACTGTCTTGCCCTTGGTGAATCTGTAATACAGGCACTCACCCACTCCCGCCTTTTCTGCGAGCTTTTCGACCGACAGCCCCTGTCTGATCCTCTCGTCACGGACAATGCTGCGAATGTCATCCGCCGTCATTTCTTACCTCCGTACACATACGCCATATAAAAATCCTTCGGCGACTCTATGGGTCTTTGTATATTCTTGCCCTTCCTGAGCTCCTGATCTATGAAGTCCCGCTGCTCTTTCGCCTCCAGGAAATCCCACGGATACTTTTCCCTGCCCCTTTTGCATTTATCACAAGGATGCCCCAGCATTACGCCTGTAGGTGACTGCGTTACTATGAGCCCGGTGTCCTTGCAGTAAATGCAGTGCACAGCTCTCTCGGTATTCATGTTACTGTTCATCCGGTATTCACGCCTTGCAGCTGCAGTGTTCTCCAAGACCTCCGCCACAGTCGGCTGCTTAGGATTATTCAGGATGATCCTTGTAATGCCGCGCCTTACATCCTCATAGCTCTCGTTCTTCAGGAATGTGAACCATGACAGTATTTCTTCGTCTGAGCCGAACATCCACTGATAATTGCCTCTGAGCGCACTTACAATCTTTGTGAATTCCTCTTTCGTCATGGCTATCCCTCCGCAGCATCAAGGATCCTCAGCACATCGGCCTTGGTGTCCTTTTTGGGCTTGGCTCTTGCCGGGTAGACATTATTCCACCCGTTTTTGATTGCATCATCCAAGAGCTTGATCTGTTCCTCCTCGGTATCAGCCACACTCAGGAGCCGACTCGCAATCATCTGCTGCCGCGCCAATGACATTGGTTTGTTGTTCAGATGCTCACAAGTTTCAACGAAGTCTTTGAACCTCGCGCGCACACGCGCGTTAAGTTCATTTTCATTCTTATTTTCATTCTTATTCTTATTTTCATTCTTATTAGGTTTCTCTTCTTCATAACCATTGGTTTCATTTTCTGATAACCTATGGTTTTCATTTTCAATAACCATAGGTTTTTCTTCTTCACAACCATTGGTTTCATTTTCTGATAACCTATGGTTTTCATTTTCAATAACCATAGGTTTTTCTTCTTCACAACCATTGGTTTTTGTAGGTCTTCCACCTTTTGAACCTGATGTTGCCTTTCTTGTATTTGCCTCTATCTGAGGCTTTGCCATCTCATAAATAGCCCTTGCAATATCATCATCTGGCTGAACATCCTCTTCTTCGAGACCTAATGTGAGAATTGATAATAACGCCTGAAGCTTCTGGGAATCAGTCGGAAGCAGCATTATCCCTTTTAAAAAGCTTGCGTAAAATATCATACTTTCTCTTGCCATTTCTCATTCTCCTCGTTGTCTATCACGACGTGTCTCTTCTTTATTCCATGCGTTTACAGAAATGCTGAATCCTTGATCGTACATGTTCCATGCAAACTTATATGCTTCTTCCAATGAGTCAAAATACTTGTATACGCTCGGAATAGAAGCATCCCGAATCGCATCAAGCGGGTTTTCATTTGTTACAAAAACTCTAATCATACTTCCTCAATCTCCACTTCTATCCTCGGATTCTTACGGTCAAGCTTAAAGGTATCCGTGAACCCTACTATTTCCTTCGGGCTGTCATTAGGCAGTACCCTCCGCTTAACGAGCGCGTCCTGTATGACCTTGTGTCCGAAGCCCGCCACATTGTCCAGATCTCGCTTACTATTGGCCTCGTACCAGGTGTAATGCAGTATCACGGGCGGCTTAACCTTCATCTTCGGTATAAGCCACTCAACTTCCGCCTGATGCCTTCCCTTGAATGCTGCGCCCTTGTATCGGTTCTTCCTCTCTGCCTCTATAAAGTCATTGAGAGTCGGCAGTCTGCCCTTCAGGATAAATTTAAACTTCATGCTTGTTTCCTTATCACGAGGCTGTATCCTCGCTCTCCGAACTTACGTAGCAGCTCCTCGCCGCGCTTCATTGCCTCGTCAAACGGCAGACACGCCATCTTAGACATTGTCTCGCCGTCTGTCAGGTACACACTATATAGATCCATATAGACTCCTTAATTAAACGGCAGGCCTTCATCCTCTACTCCGTCCGGAATTGACATGAAGCCCTCATTCACCTGTGCTGCAGCCGGCTGAGATGTAGCCTGAGCTGTATTGCTTGTGTTACTCTTGCTCTCCGCAAACTCCATCTCCTCAATAACCACATCCGTCGTATACACCTTTTGTCCGTCCTTATTGGTGTATGATCCGGTCTGTATCCTTCCCACTGTTGAGATCTTCGTACCCTGATGCAGGTACTTCTCCGCAAACTCCGCAGTCTTGGCAAAGCACAGGCAGCTTATGAAGTCAGCTTCCTGCTTCCCGTCCTTGGTAGCCCTGCGGTTAACCGCCAGCGTGAACCTTCCGATACACATACCATCGTTCGTGAACCTTATGTCGGGATCTCTTGTGAGCCTTCCCATCAACATGACCTTGTTCATGCTCTCCTCCTCCAAATAATTCCTACCAAATATCCTCATATACTCCTCATGAGTATGAGTTTTCTCAAAATACTGCTGCCCCAGCCTCCTGTATTTCAGCTCCAGCTCCTTATCATGGAAATGCAGCTTCTCGTGGCAGCTAAAACATAATCTGACTTTGAGACCGTACTTCTCACTGTTCTTCCGGTTAATACCGAAGATGCAGTGATGTGTATGCTCTCCCCGTCCTCCGCATTCAATGCAGACATCTTTGTCAAAAGGCATTATTGATTTCATCTAAAAAAGCCGACAGAGAATAAATTTAACGACAAGTCAGAGGGTTCCCTCACTTTCTTTTTTTTAATTTATTTAGGCTCTACTCTGCCGGCTGAGCCTATGTGCTCCGGAAGCCCTGACACTTCCGGGTCCGCTTTAACGGATGAGCACTCTTATGAGATAACTAAGATATTGTCAAAACTCTTAAGCTCTTCTTCAAGGTACGCAGCTATATTGTGCATAGCCTCGTGCTTCCATGCTCCACCATCTGCTTCAAACAATCCGCAGGCTACTCCGCCATCCTGATCCATAACTCGGAATATGAATGATGATGCAGGCTGACTTACTTCGGTAAATGTACGGTATGGAGCAAGGCGGCATGGGTTTGGAACTTCGACTTCCTTAAGGGCTGAAACACCCGCTCTGATCGTTGCTTTCTGCCCCACTCCGGTATCTCCGTATTCGGCTACTGTTTCGGTCTTTACTCCGCCGGCAAACTTAAGCAGCAGCCCTCTGTCGTGTTCATCAAGGAACTTTG